AAATTAGTAGAAAATGGAATAGTATGATGCAAAGTGTCAAACTCAAGGGTAAGAATGGTATGTTCACTCCAGCTTCTTTTAGTCACGAATACTTATTGAAAACCAATCAACAATCTAATGATAAGGGTAGTTGGTTTGGTTGGGAGATAAGTAAGATCGGACAAATAGAGAACGCTGATCTTTACCAACAAGCAAAAAGTTTTGCTGAAAGCATCAGTAAGGGGGATGTGCAAGTAAAACATGGTGAAGAACAAACTAGTGAATCATCACATTACTAGAATCCTAGGTAGTGGGCAACGATGCGAGAGTGGAGTTGCCCACTTTTATTTCGCATGGAAGAAAAATTTGTTAAAATTTTTGATGGATTAAGAAGAGATTATGGTTACGCAGAGATTAGCAACGGCTACAAAGACACAACCACAGGTAAGTTTAAAGTAAAACACGGTTGGGCAGGTAAACCTCTTACTAGTTCAGATTATATGGACCACCTTAGTGGTCGTAAATCTATAGGTATTCAACCCTGTGATGATACTGGTATGGTTAACTTTGGTGCCATAGATATAGATTCAAAAGCATATCAAGACTTTAGCCCAAGAAAATATTTAGAGATAATTGAAAAAAATAATTTACCAGTAATTCCTGTTAAATCCAAAAGCGGTGGGTTACATTTATACATTCACACAAAAGAAAAAGTTAAAGCTAGCTTTTTAAGAAATTTTTTAGACAAACTATTATATACATTAGAACTAAATCCAACAACTGAAATATATCCAAAGCAAACAGAACTAGGAACAGGGCCCGATGGTAGTTTTACAAACGGTAACTTTATAAATCTACCTTACTACAACAAGACAGAAAGAGTTGCATTAAATTTAAATGGAGAAGAGTTTTCTTTTGATCAATATGTTCAAGTTGTAGAGGCAAATTTAAAATCAGAAAAAGAACTCAACGAGTTTATAGATGCACATATAACTAAAATATTAATGGGTGGTGCTGAAGAATTTAATGATGGCCCTCCATGCCTACAAGCAATATCAAAAACAATTGACGATAGTAATAAACTACCAGACGAAAGAGATAGATTTTTATTTAATTACATGGTGTTTTGTAAAAAGAAATACCCAGACCTTTGGGAGAAGAAAGTCTTAGAAGGTGCAAGAAAATATATTTTATACGATGAAGAGTGGGGTGATAAAAAAGTTTTAGATAAAATAAAATCTTGGCGTAAGCCGACCGCAGGGCATCTTTGTGATCAAGATCCTATTAGAAATTTTTGTATTAAATCAGAGTGTGCTAAAAGACAGTTTGGATACATGTCAGATAAACAAAAAAAGTTTCCACAACTATCTGCTTTAATTAGAATTGACTACCAACCCGAACCAGAATTTAGATTTACAGTTCACTTCAATGATAAACAAGATGGAGAGATGAGTAAACAGGTTGTAGCAAGAGATATTAATTATCTAATGGATATGGAAAAATGTAGAAGATTGATAGGTGCACATACACCGATAGCACCTCCTAGAATTAAACAAGATGAATTTCAAAACATAGTAGAGAAATTAAAAGAAACAGAGACGGTGCAGCCACCTCCAGCAGGAACGTCACCAAAAGAAATACTACACAAATATTTAGAAGAGCACATACACGGCGTCCCAGCAATTAGCGCAACATCATTTAGTAGTGGATCTATATTAAAGGAAGAAGGCTTTGCATATTTTACCATGGAGGTATTTTTTAATTATTTAAAAAATAAAGAATGGAAAATGAAGTATGAAAAAACTGGTAGAATGTTGATAGAAGAATTCAAAGCTGAGTTAGGATATTTAAAAAGGTATCCAAAAAAAGATACAGATAAAAAATCACACAACCCAATCAGATGTATTAAAGTTCCCATGACATTCTTTGAAAGAAACGAAGAGGAAGTGGAGATCATAGACATGAAAAATAAAGAGGATATACTTTGATAAAAAAATTTTATGGGCCACCGGGCACAGGTAAAACAGAGAAGTTGATAAGAAGAGCTTTAGCCTATGTGAGGTCCGGCAATGATATAAAAAACATTTGATACTTTGCATTTACAAAGAAAGCGGCCAACACTGCTAAAGAAAGAATGTTAAATAAAAATAGACAGTTTCAAAAGAAAGATCTTAAATATTTTCAAACACTACACTCTTTAGCTTTCCGTACTTTAGGACTTAAAGAAGAGAATGTTATGCAAGACTATCACTATGATGACATAGGAAAAACTTTAAGCATCAGTGTAAAAGCAAAAAGAGATTTGGATTCGTCACCTTATTTAACCTGTGATAATGAATACTTTCAGATCATATTAAAATCTAGAGAGAAGAATATAAAAGTTTGGGATGAGTATTGTACGGCTGAATACGATAAGGATATAAATCCAGGTATATTAAAACACATAGCTGCTAATTATTTTAAGTACAAAGAGAATAACGCCTTGATAGATTATACCGATATGATTCATCAGTTTATTGAAAAAAAATATTTATGTCCTAAATTTGATGTGGTGTTTATAGATGAGGCACAAGACTTATCACCGATACAGTGGATGATGTACGATATATTAAAAGCTAATACAAAAGATATGTATCTAGCTGGTGATGATGACCAGGCCATATATGCATGGGCAGGGGCAGATGTTGATAGGTTCATAAAAGAACCAGCCAAAGAAGTAGTATTAAAAAAATCACGAAGAGTCCCTGTTAAGATTCAAGAGGTATCTAATATTATAATTAGTCGTATCGAGGGGCTAAGAGCAGATAAAGTATACCACCCAAAGAATGAAGAAGGCTCCTCAATAAAAATTAATAATTTAGAAAATGTAGATTTATCAAAAGATAATTGGTTAATTTTAACTAGAACAATTAACAAATCGATAGAGATTGCAAAGCAAATAAAACAAAAAGGTTATTTATTTGAAAATAAATACATTAAAAATTTTAATACAAAGTTGCACAAAGCAGCAGTGTATTATTCTAGATGGACAGACGGTGAAGATTTAGAACAAACACAAAAAGAAGATGTAGAAGATTATATGTCAGAGGATAATTGGAATGAATTAGTTCCATGGTACGAAGCTTTTGATAAAGCAAACCTTGAAGATAAAAATTACATACGATTATTACTATCAAACAAAGAAAAATTAACAGAAGATCCAAGAATAAAAATATCTACCATACATGCAGCAAAAGGAGGAGAGTGCGATAATGTAATATTAGTGTTGGATAACGCTAGGAAAATTAGAGAAGGTGTGTTAAAAAGTAGTAAGAAAAGAGATGAAGAACACAGAGTCTGGTATGTAGGTATAACTCGTAGCAAAAATAATTTATACTTAATGCGAGCAAAAATAGAAAGGCACGGTTACAACTTATGACACATAAAGATATATTTGAAGAGGCATTTCCACAGTTTACTCAGGTAGGGGGGAATCACTACACTAAGTTTCCCATACAACCCTATGAGTTTATTTCTAAAAATAATCTTTCGTTTTTTCAAGGCAACGTTATTAAATACGTTTGCAGGTATCAGCGTAAAGGAGGAGTAGAGGATCTTAAAAAGATTGTTCACTACTGTCAACTAGAGATGTTAAAATTAAAAGATCAGAAAAAATGAAAGTACCTATATTCGAGGCACAAACGGAGTGGATAGAGCCCGAAGAATATCCAGATCTAAGATCGTATGATGAGATAGCGATTGACTTAGAGACTAGAGATCCAGAGTTAAAGACAAGAGGATCTGGTTCTGTCATAGGTTTAGGAGAGGTCGTAGGCATAGCTGTTGCTGTGCCTGGTAAGAAATTTTATTTTCCAATCGCTCATGGCTCTGGACCCAACATGGATAAAGTTAGAACACTAGAGTGGTTTAAAGATATTCTATTATCAGATGCTACAAAAATTTTTCATAACGCAATGTATGATGTGTGTTGGATAAGAAAATTAGGTTTAAAAATCAATGGTTTAATTGTTGATACAATGATAGCTGCATCTTTAATAGATGAGAATAGGTTTAGATATGATTTAAATACTTTGTCTTGGGACTACCTTGGTTTTGGTAAGTCCGAGGCAGCGTTGAACGAAGCTGCAAAGTCAAGAGGACTAGATCCTAAAGCTGACCTATGGCAGCTACCAGCTATGGAGGTTGGATCTTACGCAGAGAAAGATGCAGAGCTTACATTAGAGCTTTGGCAAATTTTTAAAAAAGAAATTGTTTACCAAGACGTTGAATCTATATTTAATTTAGAGACTGATCTTTTTCCTTGTCTGGTTGATATGCGTTTTTTAGGGGTGAAAGTAGATGTCGAACATGCTCATAAATTAAAACAAGACTTAGAATACCAAGAAAACTTATTACTGAGACAAATAAAAAAAGAAAGTAACATAGATGTTCAAATATGGGCAGCAAGATCGATTGCCACAGTTTTTGATAAATTAAAATTACCTTACGAACGAACAAAGAAAACACAAGCACCTTCTTTCACAAAAAATTTTTTACAAGAACATCCACATCCTATTGTTAAACAAATAGCAAAAGCTAGAGAAATAAACAAGGCTCATACTACATTTATTGATACCATAATTAAATACGAACATAACGGTAGAATCCACGCGGAAATAAATCAAATAAGATCCGATGCTGGAGGCACAGTTACCGGAAGGTTTAGTTATAATAACCCTAATTTACAGCAACTTCCTGCACGGAACAAGGAACTTGGACCTATGATTAGGTCTTTGTTTTTACCAGAAGAGGGATGTACATGGGGATGTTTTGATTACTCACAACAAGAACCAAGACTAGTTGTACACTACGCTTCTCTCCATAAATTTCCAACAGTATACGATGTAGTAGATGCATATGAAAATGATTCATCAACAGACTTCCACCAAACCGTAGCTGATCTTGCAAAGATTCCAAGAGATCAAGCGAAGACAATAAACTTAGGTTTGTTTTATGGAATGGGTAAAGCTAAACTCCAGGCTGAACTAGGAGTATCAAAAGAAAAAGCAGCAGAATTGTTTGACCAATACCATGCGAAGGTTCCCTTTGTTAAACAGCTAATGAACTCGGCCTCTAATCGTGCACAGGAACGTGGACAGATACGTACACTTCTTGGTCGGTTATGCCGGTTTCATTTGTGGGAGCCCAATCAGTTTGGTATGCATAAAGCCATGTCTCATGAAGATGCACTCAGGGAACATGGACCAGGGATTAGAAGAGCGTTTACATACAAAGCTTTAAATAAATTAATTCAAGGTAGCGCAGCTGACATGACTAAAAAAGCAATGTTGGAGTTATATAAAGAAGGAATTTTAGCACACATACAAATACATGATGAGTTAGATCTATCTGTGGAGTCAGACGCACAGGCAAAAAAGATAATTGAAATTATGGAAAATGCCGTTAGTCTAGAAGTCCCTAACAAAGTTGACTATGAGTCTGGTAAAACTTGGGGGGATATTTATGATAAGGATTAATTATGGCTTATTTAAACGGAAACATACCAGTAGAGTATGCACAAATCAGAAGAGAATATTTATACGATCTTAAAAAACATCATGGAGAAGTTGAAGACTGTATTATCTTTGGTGTTACTTGTATTACAGGTCGTGCATTGTTGTTTCATGCAATTATGGAAAACGGTGCGATCTTTTATAGACTACCTATTACAGCTTTTATTCAAAGAGGATTTAAAGTTACCGACGTACCGCAACGACGACTTGATGAACTTCAGCTTTGGAATTCTTTTAGTTATTATCCTGCTATTACTAGTTGGGATATCTTAGAGGCACAATCAGGTAAATATATTGGTAAAGATAAAAAATGGCATTGGGGTCGTTATTTATTTACTGTTGACTTTGCACACCCAGAGCCTAATATACTAGACACTGATCATTCAGAGATCCCGCACGAACATAAGTGCGCTCACATACTTGCTTTAAATGATGGCAACTATGCAGCACAACCTAACAACAGATTAATATGGGATATACCGTCGTTTACGGTAAAAGACAAAACACCTGATTGGAAGGTTCAAACTAACTATTGGAATGTAGAAGATACGCAGCAGTGGAGAACAGAAGACACTGATAATTTCTTTTACGAAATAGAGGAGAAAAAAAATGATTGATAAAATAAAAAGTAAGGCAATGCATTACTGGTCAAACCACAAGATCGAGTCTATCGTGTTTGTAGTTTTAGTAATAGCTTTGATTATTAAGTAATGAATTTAGCAGATCTGTTAAAAAAAAATATAGTAATGGTTCCCGTTGTAGCTTCGGTGCTAGTTGGAACATTCACAGGTGTAAAATACATCGTTAACTTAACAGATACTATCAATGCAAACCAAGCAGAGATACATGAATTAAAAACCATGGAGCTAGAAAATATCCAAAGAGACATGAAAGTATTAACAGACAATGTAAATACTGTTATTGCAAAACTAGAAAGAGCAGAAGGCACATGGGACATGGCTGAAAACTTATATGAAGTTCTAGCAGATAAAGTTAGACAGATGGAATATGACATTAAAGATTTAAATAGAGAAATAAATTATTAGGATGAACTATGGAGATTGCCAGGATGAATTACAAATTTACAGCAATACTTATAGCATTACTATGTTTGATGGCTTTGTTTATAGAGCCTGCATATCCTAGAAACGAATATCTTAACGACGGCAATACTAGATGTGGAGAGGTAGATGTATCTGTATCTAATCGTGATTACGAGTATGATAATTATGATCGTAGTTGGAATGAAAGCAACTCACAAGAATTAAGATTTACATATAGAAAGTATCTAGGAACAGACTGTAAAACATCAAAAGAAAATGCACAATTAAAACAACAATTAGAACTTATGAAAATGTG